CGGGGGTCTTGAGGCATGTGGCGACATATGCTTCTTGTAATACCATAGGAGGTGTTTTTGTTATGCCGAACCGCACTGAACCTTACTCCTTTGAGATAATCTCACCGGATGGCAAGGGTCGTGTGAAAGTTACCTATCCACCTGGATCAGACCGAAACAAGCGAAGAGCTCTCCGAAAAGAAGCTCGTCGGGAATTTTTCCGACTGTATTATGGTGATAAAACTTGGCGTTCCAAGAAGGGACGCAAAAAGAAATTTCACATTAATACAATCACTAGCCGTTACAGAAATATGTCGATCCCTAACAGGTATATAACTCCTGATTCGGGTCGCATTTTCCGTCTTGGCATCCGTAAGGATGTACAAAACGGGAAGGTTTTCCAAACCCTCCCTGTAACAAATGGCGGTTTCGGTAGTCCGCCCGCTATGGGACGTGAATGTTGGGACCAGGTTAACCCTGGACCACCATTTCACACCGTCGGGCCCTTTAAACTGATCCAATATGAGGTGCCAGGTGCAGAGTATAAGAATTATGCTGAATCGACTGGTTTCATTCAAACCAGCTTACCTGGTGAGTACTCTACTTATAGTGGAGGCTACCAGGATAATGGGTTTTGGATTGCGGACTCTTTTGGCCCGTACTCCTCAGCCTCGTTAGCATCGTTTCCTACTCTGTCGGCATATCACTCGCTGGCTTGGGATTCCCTCAAGCCGAAAGTTCCAGCCTGGAACGCAACTCAGTTTATATACGAGTTACGTGATCTTCCTGGTCAACTCAAAACTACTGCTGAGTTATTTGGTTTCCGATGGAGAAATCTATTGGATAACCATTCTCAAAAGTGGTTTGAGACACCACGAATGAATCCATCCTTCGTTGGGGATCAATTCCTTAACGAAGAGTTTGGCTGGACTCCTTTCATTTCCGACCTCATGAACCTTATTAAGGCTTATGAGAATACCGCTAAATATATGAGCGATATGGTTCGTCAGAACCGTACGTGGATGAAACGGAGACGAGTGTTGGAAGAGACTGAAGTTGTCTCGCCAGTGCAAAGGTTTTACTCTTCTGCCACTATCCCCAGTGATGGGGCTACTGACTGGAAAAGTATACCAATGTGCCGGCCTTTCAACTTGGACGGAAATTTATGTAGGGGTTTCACGGATTTCCAGAAAATCGTAAAAACGAAAGTCTGGGGTACGGGTTCCTTTATGTATTACCGTCCTGAGTTTGATTCTATGGATCCTAATTTCGATTCTGGAATTATGATCTTACGCCGATACTTAACTATGTACGGCTTTAGAATCAACCCATCTGTTCTCTATAAAATTACACCTTGGACATGGCTTGTAGACTGGTTCACCAATATGGGGAAACATGTCGACAGGCTGAACGATTTCGTCGAAGACGGGATCGTGTCCAGTAATCTCAGCGTTTGCAGGTCTGAAGAGAGAACAATAACTAAAACTTGTTTTCTCAATTATTATCAGAATCCTGTGACTGTCCAGTTTCAGCGTAGACTTCTGCTGAAACAAAGAGAGTTAGCTGATTCTCCCTATGGTTTCAACTCACCTTGGAATGAAATCACTCCAAGGAAAGCTGCAATCCTAGCTGCGATTGGGATATCCCGATCAGGTTCAGGATTCAAATCGCGTGGTGCATAGGCTAAGTATTTTGGAGGTACAGGTACCACGTTAATACTCCACACAATTCTGGAGGTCAACTATGGCTCTGTCCGATCCGCAGTCTATCACTGTCAATGCGGTGGCTCAATCAATGCCCCGCATTTCAACTACGTCTGGTAATAACCAGCGTAAGTCCAATTATCAGAAAACTGATAAGTCTTATTCCCTCGAGGTTTTACATCGAGACATCCAACGATCTGGGAGACCTAGAATAGTGTCTCTCGTTTCGTTCACGAATCGAATCACGGCCACTGATCCGCTTAATGCGAATAATCAGTACTATGACACGATGACGTGGTCTGTCCAGCTAGATAGGCCAGAAGCCGGCTTTACGTCGACTACTGCCGATCAGATGTGGACGGGGATGAAGACATGGTTTGACAGTACTCTTGTCGGTAAGATTTTCGGAGGTGAAAGCTGATGTGGCTTAAATTGGAAGACGGGCCTAATGTCCGTTCTATCCACCACTTTTCGGCGATTACCTTCGAACTAGTTGGGATCCTTCCGGATCTCACACTAGGAGAGTTGTTATCTCTCCATCAAATTCTTGATGGCGAGATTAACCGTCTCTTAAATCTTCAACCAATATCCGATACTCTTGATCTAAGATACAAGAATATCAGAAAGGAGAGCTACTCCTATGAAGATTCAAACCTTCATGAGAGTTCTGAAAGGGAGTCAAGCAACGCTTGATGTTCTCTCTCAGGCTGGTGTGGATGTTAAGATTTTATCTAAAGCATCCTCTACTAAAGGTCCTCGCGGTGATTTCGTTAAGGGCGTTATCTCAGTTATTGCTGGGATAATTGACCCCCATCCTAATCATCTCGAGATTCTGGCTAAAGAGGCTAGAGAGTTATCTCCTACCTCTTTACCTTCCGAAGGAAGGTCCAGGACCAAGCGCTCGAAGAAACGACTCGAGTAAATTTGATAGTCTGCTAACGCTATGCGTAGGACACTGTCATAGCTAGATAGATGACCTCCCGGAGACGGGAGACACCTATGAAAAGCTACGTAAGTGACTACCTAGAATTGGCAAGGCGCGTCTATTTAGACGCGTGTCTGCATTGCGTCGCCAAGGTCTCTAAGCGAGATCTAAAAACAATACGATCCCGCGTTCAAACACAAGGGCTATCGTTTTTAACTATAACCCTTCCGGACTTTTGTTCGGACTTTGAAAAATGTCTCGAACTTGGGTACGTCGACCCAGCACTTTTTCGAAGTTTTCGAAAAAGTGGGTCAATTCCTGCATTTTTGCAAGATATGACCGGTCGTGTGTTTGAGAAAGAGACAGGAAGGATTTACGACAATGAAAACACCCCCCAAGCTGCAATTTCCTCTACAATTGAGTCGATCAGGCAAATTTGTCTGTCGTTCAAGAAGACGAAATTTTCTTGCACCCCTAACAGGGTTCGCAAGGCACTTGAAGGGTTCGTCGCAACTGAGCACGAACTTTCAGTTTTCCAATTACCGGACAAAGATCTTCGCGAATTTCGTGAGGTATCTTTTGTACTCTGGAACCGTATCTTGGCTAATTTACGCCTTGATATGTTGGTCCCTCGGCACGGTCCCGGTAACACTGCAGACCGGTGTTCCCCGAATGGGAAATATCGGTGGCGTGTTTGGCACGAGCGCCTTGAGCCTTACTTTCCCCTTATCGATTATGGTTTCCCGATATCTATCGGGGAGGCCGTTTTAGTCGAGAGGGAGCTCGAGGATGTTTCGTTCGTGACGGAAGAAGAAGAGCAACCCTCTCGGGTTACTCCTGTTCCGAAAACATTGAAAGGACCCAGAATCATTGCCATCGAGCCTTGTTGCATGCAATACACGCAACAAGGAATTCGTGATTGGATTTATTCCAAACTCGAATCCGATAAGCTGACGGCTGGTCACATAAATTTTGCTGACCAGTCGGTTAATCAGCGACTTGCAATGAGTTCTTCGATCGACGGTCGTTTTGCAACGATCGATTTAAAAGATGCTAGTGATCGCGTTCCGCGGTCATTAGCTCTTCACATGTTCGATAGCAATCCTGATTTAAGGGATGCTATTGACGCATGTCGATCAAGACGGGCGGAATTGCCAGATGGACGTATTGTCCATCTGAATAAATTCGCCTCGATGGGGAATGCTCTGTGTTTTCCGGTGGAGGCCATGTATTTTTACACTATATGTGTAATGGCTCTTCTCCGGCATCACAACCTTCCTGTAAGTCGAGCAGCGGTACAATCCGTATGCTCCGACGTCTACGTTTATGGGGACGATTTAATTGTTCCCACGAACGCTGCGACAGATGTTTTCGATTACCTACAGAAATACAACTGTAAGGTAAATGACCGCAAGACCTTTTATCGCGGATTATTCCGCGAATCTTGCGGAGTGGATGCTTATAATGGTGTTGAAGTAACTCCAACATACATAACAAGACTTCCACCTGAAAACATACGGAATTCGTCAGAGTTAATATCTTGGGTCAGCGCTGGTAACCACTTTTTTGAAAAGGGTTACTACAACACTGCCTCTTTTCTTTTTGAAAGAGTAGAAACGATATTGGGGCCTTTGCCCTATATCTCCCAAGACTCTGGCGTCTTAGGCAAAAAGTTCTGGGGGCCAACTCCAAAATCGCTGTTAAGGCGATCTAAGAGGTATCAGGATGTTGAAGTACATGCCTGGGTCCCCTCACCGGTTTATCGTGACGATAAACTGGATGGTTTTGCCGCGCTCTTTAAGTCTCTCGAAAAGCTTGAAAGATTAAAAGATCTTTCGGCTCCGAGAGCTAAAAAGCCTTTAGAGCGTTCCGTGCTGCACGGCGCAGCCACATTGAAACGCCGGTGGGTTTCGCGAGAAAATCTCGCATAACTGGTTTACACCAGAAGGGGGCATTCTTACCAACCTTG